CAGCTACAGCATCACAAATATCGTCTTTATATCCAGACAATGCTTCAATGTAATATCTTTTACCTTTCCACTTCTTTTGTAAAAACAAAAACTGAATTTTAGCTTCTTGAATCTCATTCAAAGATATCAATCTGTGATCTAAATCTCGATATTCACCACCAGATAAATCATAAATATCAATTCGGTCATCTCGAACTAGTTGAGAAAGTTCGGTATAAATTTTCTCTTTATATTCTTTATTGAATTGACGTTCTACGATAGGAATTCTTCGTGATTGTAAAGTTATAAGAGAGGATTGAGAATTCCATTGATCAATGCTTACTTGTTTAAATTTAAACTTTCTATGCAATTCAATTACATAATCTTCAACATCTTTTTCTTTAACGGGTTGATTTTTTGTTCTTGGATTCCAAAAATGAATGTGATCAATAACAACTCTTTTTAATGGCTGAAAATCAGGACCAATTTGACCATACATATTTTCTGTATGAGCAATAACAAGGGCGTAATAATCTGAAGTTCTTGCAGGATCTAAATGACAAAAATATTCAAAATGTCCTTCTGCTTGTTCTTTTCTTTTCACCATAGACATTGAAGAGAACATTCTGTCAACATCTTCAACATTGAACATTGGGTCAGATGATGATGCACCAAACTCTGCACCATATTGCATTTGAAATTCTTGAGGATCTTTTTTCTTTTGACCGTCTAACCATTCTTTATCAATGTTTGGATTAGTAAGCCAAGTTGGTAGTCTCATAACAAGTGTAGTAGGATCTTCTTGTCTATTCTCGTGCAAATCATAAAGTAACCCAAGAGGACCTTTGGGGTTGGAAAGAAGCATCATCTTTCCGTCTTTACCAAATGTAGCAAGAGATGGCTTCAAATCATCATAAAGAGCATAGTCAACACCAGATTCAGGATTGTCTCCTGCCATTGCTGCAACTTCGTCCATAATAATTGTCCAACAAGTTAAACCAACGAGACCTGAAGCATTACTAGAACCACATCGTAATACTAAAGAACCCGCAAAAAGATTGATATTTTGCTCTTTTCTTCTTACATTCTCTTCCCGGTCGTGTTCAGTGTAGAATCTCATTTCAAGCTCTGTATCTTTGCCAATATAAGGTGCAAAAAATGGAGAAGCTAAAACTGTTTGCTTGATTTTTGAGAAGATTGCTTTTTTAGCCTGTTCTTCATTACGAGCAACGTTGAGAATAACAACTTCATCAAATTCCATCAAACCATATCTTGCTTGAGGATGTCCCATAGAAATCAATCTATATAATTCATAAAGAGCCATAGCAGACACTAGGAATGATTTTCCTGAACGTCTGCCAAGTACTAAAACTAATTCTTCAAATTTATATCTTTTAGTGCATTTCTCTTGAACTTGCATTCTCAATTTTGGATCAAATTCTTCAGAATAAAGTAAATCAAACTCACTTTGAAAACCATCAATAATTGGTCTTGCTTCTAATACTTCTACTTGTCTTTCTGCATCAGGGTTTGTAGCTTCGTCTTTGGCATATTTATATCTTTCTTCTCTAACATTATTATCAAGACGCTTACATTGCAAACAAGGAGAATTAACAACATTAAAAATTGTTTTAAATTGCTTACTTTCTGAACGAGATTTTAAAAATTCATTCTCATTCTTTTGAACATAATCCCAAACACACCCCTTGCAATCTTCTTGATTATCAGATTCATTGATTACAAGATTAGTATTGCCTTCTTGTCCCATATAAAAACACTTTAATATAAGTTTTTGCCAAGGATAAGGTCTTAGATTACAAAAATAGGGATGTTCGATAAATGTAATAATATCTACAATTTGATCAGGATTAAATCTGTCTTTAGGTGGCTTTAATGGAGGAGCGACTTCTGATCTTGTGGCAGGAGCAATTTCGTCAACAAAATCATCTGCATATTCAGTACCCTTAAATAATTCTGTTACTGTATTGGCTTGTTGAAGTAATTGGTTTCTTAATTCTGTTGGAGATTTAGGAACTTGTGTTTGTTTTCTCATTAATTATCTTGTTGGATCTTTTCTCTTAAAGCAACAATTTCTTCTCTAATAATTCTTTTATCATTTTCAGAATCCATCTTTTCGTGCAATTTAGCAAGAATTTCGAAAATGTTGATATTATAAATACCTTGATTATCTCTTACTTCTTTAAGATGTAAGATTTTAGAAATTAACTTTTCTACCATTGCTGCTCTTTTAAGCTTCATATCATTGTTTTTAGAGCAGTCAATTCCTCTTACATCATCAAGTTCTACAAGTAATGCAGTCAAGGCAAGATGATGTTCACGAAAAATCCAAGGAGCAATAAGTTCTTCCCTTTGCTCATAATTTTTAAGACCTGAAGTTGAGATTTTTTTGAAATCACAGTGTTGTTCCATGTGAGTATTAATCTGCATCCAGTTCATCTGTGCATCAAAATACTGTAGGAAGAATCTAATTACTGATTGATTTTTACGTCCAGAATCAAGATATACGTGTTCTACCAAATCTCTGAAAGGTGAAGTACAAATTGCGCATCTTGGTTCCATAAATTGAGGATAAGATATATCACTCATATTATCAGGGGGAAGAGGCGCTAATGGTTTGTCCCCTTCTTTCAAATCCCTGAACATTTTAGATGCTTTCTTTGGTCCTTCATCAGGAACAATGAGTGCATCTACAGTTTCTTTTTTTGATTCCATTTCTTTAGTTATACAAAACAAACAAGCCGCTTAAAAGCGGCTTGTTCAATAGTTTAGAGTGTGAGTTAGTCTTTGAGAGCTCTTTTCAATCTCTGATATGGCGAAACTGTATCAGCGGCCTTCACCATAAATTCATCAGCAAGCCCAAAATCAACATAATTTCCAGCAATAAATTTGTCGCTTGATGAAGTTGCATTTGATAAATCAACTTCAGCAGTTCCCTTCTTCATAGATACAACAAATTTGGTTTTTGAAGCAGTCTTGATTTGTGCTTCTTGGGATTGTGCTAAAAGAACATTGTTGAGAAGTGTTTCTTCGATGTAAGGTCTTAATGATGCGTGTAAATGATTCTTCCCAGAAGTACTATCTTTAGCAGCTTGAGTAATTCTTAACCAGAATCCTAATCCCTTTTCATCAGTTTTTACAATTGAATGAGGACCACCACAAAGTCTCTTGACGAATTCCTTTGCAGACAATTTAGTTAATGATCTTTCAATAACAGGAGCACAGTCAGAATATCTAGTTGGAACTACAGCAACTTCAACAGCAGTGTTTTGTTCTACTTTTTCAGCAGAATCAAATAACTTTGAAGCGATTCTATTAGCAACGTCTAAATCAAAATTATCAGCTGCGAGCAATTCTACAACTTCGGACTTATCGAAACCTTGATTTTTGTATTTTTGAGCTTGACTATTTGCAACAATAAGAACACCATCATTATGTGAACGTAATTCATTGCGCCAGTTGTAAATCATGTCATTTGAGTTGTTTTCAGACACTTCTCTTATCTCCCTTTGATTTTTTATCCCCACCAATAAAGGAACTTATTTAAATAATAAAACCTCTAGACGCAATTATAATGTCTTAGAGGTTTTTGTGGAACATATCTATATAATACGAGAAATCAAAAAATATATTCCATTAATCAAAAAGGAAATCTTTTCCCAATATATTTTTCATTTGTTCAAGCGCTTTAGATAGTCTTTTAGAAAAGGCACCTTGAGTAATTCCTAACTTTTCAGAAGCTTCTTTTTGATCTAATTGCTCAAAGAAATAAACTTGTATCACTTCTTTGCTTTTCTCATTTAATTTTTCATAAGCTTGATGAATGCAAATTACATTGTCAATTTTATTAAATGGATCATCATATTGCTCTTGAAATTCTACTTCTTCTACTGACTCTTCTTTTGGAAAATATTTGTCAGAAATATAACGAAATAAATTTATATCAATTCTAGTAGATAAGAAGTATGAGAAATAAGATAATTTAGGATCATATTGGTCTATCAACTTAATAAAAACAAATAATGTATCGCCTAAAATATCTTCTCTGTAAGGAGAAAGTCTAGGTTCTTTATAGATAATTCTTTTTACGGATGAAATAAATAAGGGTTTATAAAATTCATACAATTCATATAAAGCCGAATCATTACCAGCTTTGTACTTATATAGTAATTTATTAATTTCGTCGTAGTTATGATCAGCCATAAAAAAATTATACAGATGCCAGTTTTGAAATCAATATTGGAACTGAATGATTGACAGAGCCATTAGTACGTAAATCCACAATGCTATCTACCACTAATGTAATCATTTTAGAAAACTGAGCTGGACTATATAAATTTTCTTTGCTTGATTGTATGCGAATCCTAATTGGATTTTGAGCTTTAACAGTGAATGTAGGCTCTTTGTATTCATCATCTAAATACTTGCCTAAAATATCCCGTAATTCAACAATTTCTTGAACTTCTGTAAGTGGATGAAATTTCTTATCAGTTTCTGATATTACAAGCATAAAGTTCAATTGGCTTAAAAGAACCAATAAAAACCCTTGCTCACCCATAGAATCAATTAGTAGATCTATCTTTAACAAGCAATAGTCTAGATCTTTATTCATCAGTTTATCGATAAATTCGAATATGTCGCATTCTTCATTGAAAGAAGCATTTGAAAGATCACGCAAAAATATTTTATCTGTGTAAGAAATGATCTTTTCTAGTTCTTTAAATAAAATATCAATATCGTAGCACAAGATTTCTTTCTTACTGCCAGACTGTTTTGATTTGATACGTAAAATAGGACAAATTTGAACTAAATGGTTTAAAGTCTCACCATTTATATTCGCATTGTTTTTCATAACAAAATTATTGATATGGCGTTTTAATGAATTAGAATCTCCAGCAAGCGGATAACTACAATCAAAAATCAAGCTATTCTTCTTGGCTTTTGCAATGAGAGATAATCTACCATCAAAGCTATCATCCTCATATAAAATGATGTGTTTGATTCCTAGTTTTTCACTCTTATCTTGAATGAGTTTAATATCTTCATTGGAAATATTTGTGTGGATATAAATATTATTCATATCAAAGAATTTAGAATAACCATTGACAATCTTTTCAACATTGTTATCGATACAAAGAATAAGACCAGGGAATTCTTCCTTGATCTTATTCAATGCTAAAGTGGTTGATCCATAGTAAATTCTTGGGAACATTTTAATCCATTGGAAACAATATGTGCTTGAAGTTTTCTGCTTCTAACATTAATAAAATAAAGTCATTATGCTTGATAAAATTTAGTTTAATTTTCTTATTGTCAAGTAAATCTAAAGCTCTGATTAGATGAGAAGACACATACGAGACTGAAAATAATTCATTATTCTCTATTTCAATTGTATCTACCA